TAGAGTCTTGCCCTAGAATCAGTCACGTAATTAAGATGCCAGAAAACGATGTGCGTAAATTACAAGCAATTGGCTTTTATCGAACAGTAGAACTACAGCCTGACGACGAAAATCAAGATTATTCATCGTTAGAAACAGAAAAAGAGAAGTTAGAAGGTATAGAACCTTCATACGATACAGGCGAAGTCTGTATGTTATACGAAATCCACTGTAATTTAGACCTTGAAGGGTTTGAAGATATGGGTGAAGACGGTGAAGAAACAGGGGTAAAACTGCCATACATCGTTACTATTGATTCAAATACCGAAAATGTATTGTCAATCAGGCGTAATTTCAAAGAAGACGACCCGATGCGCACTAAAATTGAATATTTTGTGCATTTTAAGTTCTTACCAGGTTTAGGATTCTATGGATTCGGTCTAACTCACATGATTGGAGGTCTATCTAAGGCTTCTACCTCTATATTAAGACAATTAATTGATGCTGGAACGCTTTCAAACCTACCAGCAGGTTTCAAAACTAGAGGAATACGCATTAGAAACGAAGATGAGCCTATTCAACCTGGAGAATTTAGAGATGTAGACGCTCCAGCAGGCTCACTTAGAGAAGCAATACAACCATTACCATTTAAAGAACCAAGTGCTACATTATTGAATTTATTAGGATTATTGGTGTCATCAGGTCAAAGGTTTGCTTCAATTGCAGAGATTGCAGTAGGTGAAGGTAACTCGCAAGCACCTGTAGGTACAACACTTGCGTTGATGGAAAAATCAACCAAAGTATTAAGTGCAATACATAAACGTTTACATAACGCGCAAAAGAAGGAATTTTCACTTTTAGCCGATATCTTAGCCGACAGTCTGCCACCTACTTACCCATATCAAGTATCTGGTGGCGTTAATGAAATCAAACAATCAGACTTTGATGGTAGAGTTGATATATTTCCTGTAAGTAATCCAGACATATTCTCTACAAGTCAACGTATTGTTATGGCTCAAGAAATGATGCAGTTAGTGCAATCTAATCCTGAAATACATGGCCCTGGTGGAATATATGAAGCCTATCGAAGAATGTATTCTTCTCTTGGCGTGGATAATATAGAAAGTTTATTGTTACCTCCACCACCATCTGAGCCATCGCCAGTAGAAGCTGGTATGGAAAACAGCACTTTATTGATGGGGGGTATGGCGCAGGCGTTTCCACAACAAAACCACGATGCACATATAGCTGCACACTCAAGCTTGTTGAGCTTGCAACCAGTACAAACAAACGCTCAAATACAAGCAAATATTATTTCCCACATCATGCAACATTTGCAAATGAAAGCCG